CCAGAAATAGCTAAGAAACTTTTACCCCTCGTTAATGTTAAGCGCAATCTTGATGCATTAGAAATGTACATGGAGTCGCGCATCACTGATATGCACCGTAATATGGAACAAGGCGATGACATGAAGGCCATGTACCAAGCACAGGGTGCTATACAAGAACTACGCAGGTTACGCACCTTGCGTGATGAAGTCATATCTAAGGCGGCAGCATAATGGCTGAAAACATAAAAGAACGTTTTATTAGCCGCGACTCTACTGTAGAACTGCCAAATAAGCCTTTTATTAAACGTATGCTTGACCCTACTTCTCCTACAATGGAAATTGATGGGGAAGAGGCTTCTGTAAAAACTATGTCTATGGATGGTAAACTTTTTCCAACCGTAGTCCCCCAAGAACAGGCTGATGGTTCCTATTCTTTAGTACAATTAAAACCCAAAGCTGCGTATGACTTAGCAATGGATACTGGTAATTACCTTGATGTTGGTGATGATGCTGACTTCTATTCAAAGGTATTAAGCAAAGAAGCGGGGGAAAGACGCAGACAATATAAAAATAATCAAAATTTTCTATCGCAGGGAGGCAAGGGGATAGGTGATGTAGAATTTCGTGCTGACATGGAATCTGCCATATCTGATGATAGTTTGTCTCGTTTGGGTTACGAATTATATCGGCGTGGAATTATAGATTTGGCAGCTTTGCCTATGGATATGGATAAAGCCATAACTCGAAAATATGGGGGGAATGAATATTATTCTTTAGGGCAAGCAGCACCAAATTTAGAAAATTTAACACCCATGTATGAAAGTAAAATACGTACTCAAAATCCTTTAACTAAAGAACAAAAATATGAAAAGCCTATAGCAGCATTTTCATCTGGAGAAGGGGGCCTTGGACGGCCACGAGGGTCAACCGAAATGGTTGCCGCGCATGAATTACGCCATGCTGCTATAGACTATTTAATGAACACCACTGATATGTCAAAAAATAAATTGTTTAAAAATTTAGATTATGATGTTGAAGAAGACCTTATGGATACAATTGATACAAATAAAATTGCTAAAGGTAAAAAAGAAAATAATCCAGAATTTACATCGTTAAACGATACTTTTGATGCTAGCCCTAAACTAAATCCAAAGTATATAGGAAGAGATGACAGATTAAAAATAGTAGATAATTACGCAACACAGGCATTAAAAAATTTAGATGTGCCTGAGTATACTGAACAAAAAAAGCCAAGCCTACTAAAAAAATTATTTGGTATGGAACAAGGGGGAATAATGATGGCACAACAAGGCAAAATGCCGCTACCGATGGAGGAAGCAACATCTGCACCTCAAGGTGGTGGACCAAAAGCAGCTAACCCTGCGGCACAACCAGAAGGTTTGGGAGCACCTACAGGAGCAACTGCACCAGCCGGTTCATCAGACCCGCGAGATGAAGCTATTAAAGAAGTGGCACAAAAAATGCAGAGTCGTTCTGCCCCCGCACCCATTCCAGCAGAAGTTCCCCAAATGGCTCCTCCTGTACCCCCAACTGGATTAGCCGCCCCTATGGAAGAAGTACCTATGATGGCAAAAGGTGGAATGACAGATGACAGCGGAATGTCAGTAATGATTGGTCTAGGTGCCCCTCCTGCCGATTATGAAAAAGCCGCTGAAGGCAACCCACCGCCAGGCGCCACTAAAGAAGAAGTAGCTGACGACCAACTCGTTCTTCTCAGTGAGGGCGAACTTGTAGTTCCTGCTAACGTTGTTCGTTACCATGGCCTAGGTGCATATGAAGGTATGCGCCGTGATGCCCTTATGGGTCTGCAAGATATGGAAACCAACGGACAGATTGAGTATGTTAGTGGTGGTGCCGAGAAAGCTGATAAAGTTGATGATGATGGCGGTATTATTAAGGCTAACCGAGGTACATACCTAGGAAACCCAAGCACATTTACACAAAATCCAGCAGTTCCACAAGCCGCATCCTCACAATACGTACAAGTCCCCGGAACCCAAGGTATGAATCCAGCAATAAACCCTGTCACAGGGTTGGCCATGCCTGTAGGTAACGCCCTACAACCTCTGTCTTTACCGGGAATGCCTACACCGGGTAAACCATATCAACCAGTAACTACTGCTAGCAGTGTGTACGCCCCCAATGTAGGTTCATACGCTGGTGATGGTACGGATGATGCCGCAGATGACAGCACTGACGACAGCACAGATGATGGAACAGGAACTGATGAGACTGAAGAAGAAAGGCGTCGTCGGCTTGCAGCCCAGAATGCGGGAGATGGCGGAGATAACCCAGAAGAATACACGGGAGCTACTACTGTATTTGGTGGTACATCCCAAGATGGCATGATTAGAGGTGGCAAACAATACCAAATTGCGTACGAATCTAGCTCTAAACAAAAAGTACCGGGTATGGTTGGCGCTTTAATGAACATTGGTAATCTTGACCAAGTTAGGTTAACTGACCCAACTACAGGGCAGAGCGTTAGCATGTCTAAAGCAAAATATGATTCAATGAAAGAAAATAGAACAGACGCAGCGAATATCAGTTTTATTGATACTTTAATGCAAAACCAAGCCGGCATTGACTACAACAGAACTAGAGCTGGTGCCATTGCACCATTTAAAACAGGACTTGCAGTAGCGGGTGAAGCATTAGGATTTGGTAATGCACCTGGAACTAGCGTAGCCGAACAGAATGAATATGCCAGAAGTCTGGCTGGCAGTTTAGGTATCGACTACAATGGGCAGTCCATGGCAGAAGTCATGGCATCTCCAGAATATAATGCGCCTAGAGAAGGTGCACTGCCCCCTGTACGAAACAGACAATTTGACCCTATGGGTAATCCTATTACTGATGGACGATATGATGGACAAGCTAGTACACCGCAAGGACTAGCTGCTCCTGAAGTAGCATACGGAGCTGGACAATTTAGTGGAGCTCCTGCACAACCAGTTGCTGTAGATTCTTTTGCCGGTCCCTACACACAGCCCACACTTGGACTAACAGCTCCTACAACAGAAGCCGGTAGGTTGGCACAATCTATAACTCCTGCTGGAAACACAAGCGCTGTGGCCATGTCTATGCCAAATCAGAAAGGAATTGGAGACCCTGCAACAGAAGCTGGTAGATTAGCACAGTTTGCGGCCCCGACTAGAGATACAGTTGCGTATACACCTGATGAGGCGGCTAGACTAGCATCTTTTGTAGCACCTGCTGGAAATACAAGTGCTGTTGCTAGACAGACTGATGACATTTTCTCAACACCTGCAATGTCTAGTTCACGTGACAGTGGAACACGCGCAAGCGAAAGAAGTCGAGAAGTAGGAAGAAGCACATCTCCTACGCTTGAAGGCATAAGTCAGACGGGTAACTACGGAATTGAAGCGGGTGACTTTGACACCCCAGATAACCAAGGCGCCAATATGGATGATGATGCCCCAGCTGCAAGCCGTGATATGAGTACACGTGAGGGACGTAAAGCTGCTGCTGATGAACGAGCCCAAGAACAAACGGGTAATCCTAACAGTACAGCCGTAACGGATAAGGACGGAAACCCAGTAACAAGCACTAATCCTGATGGCAGTAAATCTGTTGTAACTAATACCCCACCTTCTAGTAATGGTGGTGGCGGTCCTAGCGGTTGCGTTATTGCTACACATGCTGTTGCTAACGACGGTTTTTCAAATGACGTTAAACGAGAAGCGGTACGTTGGTGTGTTAAGAATTTGCACAAACGTTGGTACGGTGAAGCAGTTCGACGCGGTTATCGCTACCATGGCATTAAAGCTATTGAAGCAGGTCGTGCACACAATCATTACGAAGAGTTTAAGGATTATGTAGATTTTGCTACAGGTAGGAAACGTAGTCTTACCAATCTTGGAACTTTTGTGTATAGGACAGCACAATTTTTTATTACTGGACTTTTCTTAAAATAACTGATATAATTATTTCCACAGCCTATAATTAGGCTGTAGACTGGCTACCCATCACCCCATTCGGCTACTGGTGGCCCCGACAAGGAGAAGACTATGGCTCGTATGGCTGTACAAGAAAAGGCTACAGCAGTAGCTGCCCCTACACGATATACTAGGGATAACTCAGAAGAGATTTCAGAACTAGAGGCATTACAAAACGAACGTAACGCTATTATTGAAGAACAACAGGATGCTGAAGAAACTGAAGCTATGCAACCTGAAGAAAAAACATTTAAAAAACGGTATGGTGATTTGCGCCGCCATGCCCAAGAAAAAGAAAAAGATATGCGCAACCAGATACGCCAGCTTGAAGAACAGCTATCGTCAGCCACAAAGGAAGGCATAAAGCTTCCTAAATCAGATGAAGAAATTTCTGAGTGGTCAAAGCAGTATCCTGATGTTGCTAAAATTGTAGAAACAATTGCTACTAAGAAAGCACAGGAATTAGATTCTTCAATTGAAAAACGTTTACAGAATATAGCTGAACGTGAAATTGAATCTAACCGCCAACGAGCTGAGGTAGAGTTACTTCAATTGCATCCTGATTTTGATGAAATCAGAAATAGCGAAGCTTTTCATTCGTGGGTAAGCGAACAGCCTGCATGGATACAGAAAGCACTGTATGAAAATGAAAATGATGCTAAATCAGCCGCTCGCGCTATCGACCTGTATAAAATCGACAGTGATATAGTAACTAAAAAGGCTAAAAAACCAAATAACAAAGATGCAGCAAAGTCTGTGTCTAGTAAAAATTCTATAACAAAACCACAAGCGGATGAATCATCAGCATCTATAAAAGAATCTGATGTAGATAAAATGTCCGCACACGAATACGAAAAACACGCAGAAGCAATTACTGCTGCTATTCGTAGTGGAAACTTTATTTATGATTTATCCGGCTCTGCTAGATAAATAATGAATTGGCAAGAGCGGGTGCTTTTGTCATATGTAGAATAGGCAAGGTAGCTCCTTGCCGACGCTGCAAAATAGCAAACTACAAACATCTTAAAGATTACCTGAGTAACATGGCCTACTACGTACACTGGTTGCAACCTTTGTACATTGTACACCCTACGTTATACAGCCTCTGCAAAGAATTGTATTGTTTGCATCTGTAAAATCCACAATAATAGGAGATGGATTATGGCTTTTCCAAGAGCTCCGGGCTATAACAACTTACCGAATGGTAATTTTAGTCCTGTAATTTACTCCAAACAGGTGCAGCTTGCATTCCGCAAGGCCGCTGTTTGTGACGCGATTACTAATAATGACTACTTTGGAGAAATCGCAAACTTTGGTGATTCAGTTAAAATCATTAAAGAGCCTGAGATTACTGTCAAAGCATATGAGCGTGGTACGACTATTACCCCGCAAGACCTAGACGATGAAGACTTCACATTGACCGTTGACAAAGCAAACTACTTTGCATTTAAAGTTGACGACATTGAGGAAGCACATTCGCACGTTAACTTTGAGTCTCTCTCAAGCAACCGTGCAGCATACCGCCTAGCTGACCAGTTTGACCAAGATGTCCTTGGTTACTTGACTGGTTTCAAACAAGCTGCAATTAGTGGTAACGCTAATGTAGTCAACAACATTGTTAACGGAACTGTTGCTGTTGCCACTGCTGGCACAGATGAACTTCTTACTTCAATGAAGCTGACAGCCGCTGACTTTAATGCTGGTAACGCTGCTAACTGTGTGGGCTTGAAGCCTCGCGCATCTGAAGCTGTACCAACGGCTGCTGGTGTTGCTAACCCACTGACAGTGATTGCACGTATGGGTCGTCAACTTGACCTTCAAAACGTAGAATCACAAGGTCGTTGGTTAGTAGTTGACCCAGTGTTCGTTGAGCTACTGAAAGATGAAGACTCACGTTTGTTTGATTCAGACTTCGGGGGTTCTGGTCTACAGAATGGTTTGATTTTGAATAACCTGCATGGATTCCAAGTCCATGTTTCTAACAACCTGCCTTCTATTGGTACAGGTCCATCTACTACAGGTGGAACTAATGCTAATAACTTTGGCATGATTGTTGCTGGTCATTCTTCATCAGTTGCTACTGCTGACCAAATCAATAAGACGGAAACATATCGTGACCCTGACAGCTTTGCTGACATTGTCCGTGGTATGCATCTGTATGGCCGCAAGATTCTTCGTCCAGAAGGTCTTGTTAACGCCAAATACTGCTTGCTGTAGAGGAGATTGAATTATGGCACTAGGTGATAATACACTCCAAGCGGCACGTGGCAACTCGCAGCGTGGTCGTAATCCTTACATGGTTCAAATGGAACTAGACTTTGCTACAGCTTTGACTGACAAAGGTTCTGCTCTTGCAGCAGCCGATGTCATTCCAGTCATTGCTGTCAAAAAGGGTTTCATGATTATGAACGCAGGTATTGAAGTTGTTACTGCTACTTCAGCAGGAACTTCTACAGTAGACTTAGGTACAGGTGTTGATGCTGATTGTTTTGTTGATGGTTTCAACAGCGCATCAGGCACAGCAGCAGGTACTGTAGCACAAAATGCTGCAGCTT